GGCCACGTCAAAGCGCGCGGCGACATCACAAGCATAGAGTTCGGCTACAGCTACGCACTCGGTTCACAGAACGCAGCCTTCAGCGTCAGCATGGATACCGTTACGAGCGCCTTGCAGTTCAATCAGACACAACGTTGGAGTCCTGCGCAATGACCTGGGTAAACACTTACGGATTCCCACAAGGCCAGGACGCGGTAGGCTTCGCGCCTGGCTTTGCGCGCAGTGTCCAGTACGGCACTACGGCAAACGTCGTGCGAGCCATGAACGTAGGCAAGCAGCAGAACTTTACGCAGCGTCTCGTTGGCGCACGCGCTAACCCGTTTAGCAGACCCGCTGATGAAACAGACGCGATGTACTCGTACGTTTCCAGCGTAGCAGCAGAGCAGAACCTCAACCCGTCGCAGTTCCAAGAGCTACGGCGCGACGCTCGCTTCTTCGCAACTGCTGACGCAAACATGTTTGAGCAAGACGTGCGCGACCAGGCCGCGTTCATCGTGAAGCGCGACGAAACGCTGGCAGGTGTTGGCGTCGGTGCGCACCTGGCGGCTGGCTTCCTTGACCCGACAGACCTAGCGGTAGCCCTTGGCACAGGTATCGGCGTCGGTGTAGCTGCGCGTACCGCCCGCCTGGCAAACGCAACGAACTTCATTGCAACCCGCCCGTTCACGACCGGCGCAGTCGTAGAGGCCGGGGCAGAAGCCGCGATGCAGCAAGGGCGCGGCGTGCTGAGTGGTCGCGATGAGCGCGACGTTGCAGGCATCTTCGCCGCTGGGCTGTTCGGCGGTGCAGGCTCATCGTTAATCGCCAGGGCCACGACTAAGGAACTTAGGCAGCTTGAAGCGCTGTCTGCCTTGAACCCTAACGAGCGCAAGGTTGTCCAGATGGTCAACTCAATGGATGCAGCCGGTACGCAGCCTGTTCGTGTGTTCGGCCAGGACACTCCGCTGGGCAGCGTGATGGAATGGCTGAGTCCACGGCGCAGCGCGCAAATGTCTAAGCTGAGCGAGACAAGCACCACCGCGCGCCTGCTAGGCGGCATCCTGCAAGAAACTGACGACGGGCGCATTGTTGCCGGTGCACCCGAAATGGAAGCGGAAGTCCGCCTGCTTGATGCTGACGATCAGCTAATGCTCACACAGATGAGCATGCGCGTTTACGACGCAATTGCAGACGTGGACGTAGACCCCGACCAAATTCTGTTTGCTATCGAGCGCGCCCGCCGTTTCAAGATAGCAGGCAAGGAGTTGACTGCCGACGACCTGGGCATGGACCAGGTGACGTTCCAGAAACTCAAGCCTGAGATTGACCGCAGTGCAGCCACCCTGGATGAGTTTTACGAGCGCAAGCGTGTGCTTGTAGAGGAATCAGGAATATACCAAAGCGACATCTTGTCGAACCTGACTGGCTCACTTTACGCAAAACGCGCGTTTGACTGGCGACGTATCACAGCCCTGGACGACATCATGGAGCGAGAGAAGATGCACCGCCTGGTCACAGGTGCAATCGTCGCGAAGCAAGGTCTGCCAAAGGAGTACATCGCCCGCAAAGCTGCGCTTGGAGAGATACGCATCAATGGCGTGCGCCTGGCAGACGACATCAACGCAGAAAGCATCGACTTCAAAACACGCTTCATCCTTCGCAACTTTGACGCAGAGGTGACGAAGAAAGCGCAGAAGTACATGAACACGTTGGGCAAAGCGTACTACGACAACGTGGTGAATCGCCTGCGTGGTGCACGGGATGGGCGCAGCGACTACTTCACAAGCGATGACCTTGACGAAGAAATTGTCGCTGACCTGCTTGGTGAGTTTAACAAAGACGCCAGCGAGCTTGAGGTTCGTGAAATGGCTGAGCTTGTCAGCAACATGCTGTCACGCAAGAAGCGGCCTAATGACAAGCGGCCCGACGCAGACTTCCTTAACGCAAAGCTAGACCTGGATGACACGTACAGCGTCCCGCTCAAGAGCCTTGGCTTCAACGATGCTGACGTAGCGCGGCTGTCGCAGCAACTAGACGAAGCCCTGGGCAGCGAGCGGATTAGCCGTGGCGACAACATCAGCTTTGAAGACTTGCTTGTCACTGACGCGTTCAACCTAGCTAACTCGACGCGGTGGGGTGCGAACCGCCTCAGTGTCCTGGGCAAGCGCGGCGTACTTGGCGAAGACGATACGGTGATGACTAAGGTAAACCGTATGAAGAAGGAGTTTGAGGACTACCGCGAGAAAGCGAAGAAGCGCGGAGTCAGCCCGAAGTCAATCAACCGAGAGAAGCACCGCGTCAACCGGGGCATCTTCGACCTTATGACTGCATCTGGGCGCAACCCCCAGCGCGCTTACGAATTGATGATCGACGTAGACCCGGTAACGCGCAGCCAGGTAGCCGGGTTTGATACGTGGCAGGGACAGATTGCAAACGGTGCGCGGAACCTGACGACCGCAATCTTTCTGCCCCAGGTCTTGTTCGCGCAGATTCCTGAGTTTGCGCAAGTCGTCAACGTAGTCGGTATGGGCGGCGTACGTTTCTGGAATGATAACTTCAAGGTTATATCCGACATGCGGCGCGCCGTCCGCACGGGAGAGTTTGACAGCGAAATCGCACGCGACATGGTTTACGTCGCTGGGATAGACCCGACGAACAGCATGTTCCGCTTTGACCGACCTGACATGAACATGCGCGCGAACGGCAAGTCACGCGCTGCACAGTTCTACAACATCAGTAGCAGGGTACGGGACGTAAGCATGACGATGAACTTGCTGAAGCCTATCACTCTGCAAATGCGTACGTTGGCGTATCGAAGGAGCCTTTACAACTTACACAAGTCCGCAAACGGCCAGGCAAATCCCTTTGATGAATACGACCTGGGCGTCCTGTTTAACCTGCCGGAAGGGCCGCGCCGTGACCTGGCGTTCAAGCTCATCAATGACTTCGCTGAAATTGACGACGCAACCGGCGCGGTTGTCAGTCTGCGTACGGATCGGTGGCATGAAATAAGCGACGAAGCCTCGGCCCTGGCTGACGACATGGAGCTTCGCCTCAACGAGTTTGCCCACCGCATCGTGCAAGAATCCAGCATGGGCATGTCGCCCGCTATGTTGCAAGGCGGTCTGCTCAAATACTTCACGCAGTTTATGACGTACTCGCTCAACTCGTTTGAGAAGCAGCTAGTGCCGCTCAATGCCCGTGTGCGTAGCGGCAACGCAGCCAAGGCGCGCATCATTGCGTACGGTGGCATCGGCGCAAGCATGATGATGTACCTTAGCAAGCTCTACATTAGCACCCTGGGAATGTCGGAGAAGAAGCGTCGCGAGCGCTTTGAGAAAGGCTTGAACCCGCTGCGTGTCGCGCAAATGTCGGTCAGCTATATACCCGCAGTCGCAGCGCCCATGACGTTCATCGCGCCTGCCTTGCAGGTACTCAATAACGCAGGCCAGGGGACGCAAATCAGTCGCGGCGCAATCCCCACGGCACCTACGTTGCAAGCCGTGACCGGACTCATTGACAGCGTGCAGGGTGCAAAGCGGCTAGTTACTGGCGACCCGACAGAATATTCGACCACGCAGCTATTACGTTATATAACATTAGGGGCATCTCAGCTTCCGTATGTGGCTCCGGTTACGAACACTGTGTCAGCCTCGTTGGCTGGCGAAGCGCCAACATACGGACCACGCGCGATGACTCCGTTGGATGAAGGACAGTAAAGATGGCGTACGCACCAAACACGTACACGACGAACGGCACGGATCGGGACTACAACATCACGTTCCCGTTTCTGCGCGAGAGTGACATCCGCGTAACCGTCTTCGATGCAAGCGGGAACCTGCTGACGGACTCAGCCGACTACGACTTCAGCATCCAGAAGCCTGACGCAACCTTCCAGGTGCGCGTCGTGCAGAACGGTACGATTAACAACAATGATGGCGGCACTGCGCTTGCGTCTGGCAGCACGGTTACTATCAGCCGCGTCACCGACATTTCTACCCTTGTGACCGTGTTCCAAGACGGGGCGTCCCTGCGGGCCAGCGACATCAACGCGCTTATCTCGCAGATTAACTACGCGCTTGAGGAATTTGGTGACAACACCACGTCTGCCCTGGGCAAGAACATCACGCAGACCGCCTGGGACGCCACTTCGCTCCGCATCACGAACCTTGCGCAGCCTACTGCCGACAATGACGCAATTCGCAAAGTGGACGTTGACAGCGGCATCGGCCCCGACATCACGACCGTAGCTGGCATCGCGAGTGACGTGACGACGCTCGGCAGCGGCACGGATACAAGTGGCAGGCTGCATCGCCTCAACATTGAGGACGTAGCAGACGACTTGAACCTTGGCGCAAACAGCGACATCACAACGGTTGCGACCGACATTCGGACGGGCGGTAACAACCACGTCCAAGCGGTCAGCAACAGCATCGCAGACGTAAACACCCTAGCCGGGAACGACACGGACGGCACAGCACATCTGGTCAACATCGAGACGGTTGCAGAAGACCTTGCAGGTAGCAACACAATAGGGACGGTGGCTGGCATTGCGAGCGCAGTGTCGAGCGTCGCCGCAGACGCAGCGGACATAGGTGTTGTCGCGGCTGATATACAGGTCGGTGGGCCTGACACTATCGGAACGGTAGCTGGCATTGCGTCGGCTGTGTCGAACGTGTCGAGTATCAGCGCGGCAGTCACGAGCGTCAACGACAACAGCACGAACATCAACACCGTGGCCGGTGACACAAGCGCAATCAACACTTTGGCGACCGGCACGGACAGCGGCGGCACTGCTTACCTGACGCACCTTGAAAACGCTTCGACGAACGCAGCGGCGGCACAGGCTGCACTTACCGCGTTCAACCGCACGTACCTCGGAGCGTACAGCGCAGACCCTACCGTTGACGGCAACGGCGACGCGCTGACCGACGGCGACCTCTACTACAATACAACCGATGAAGTGCTGAAGTTCTACAACGACACGGACGATGCGTGGGTTACACTCAACAACTCCGTGCAGGTAAACGCTGCAACCACGCTGGGCGCTGTTGGTGATGCTAACTTCGGCACGCTGCTCGAAAACGACTTCATCGTGCGCGACGGTAGCAACCCGGCAAAGTGGGTGAACAAGACGCCTGCGCAAGCACGTACGTCGCTGGGCCTCGGCACGGCGGCTGTCGCTGCGACAGGTGACTTCGCCACGGCTGCTCAGGGTGCGACGGCGGACGCTGCGGTTCAGCCGAACACGACACCTGAGTTTGCAGGCTTGGGCGTGGGGACTGACACGCCAGATACCATTGTCGAAGTCCGCGCAGCAGACCCTATCGTCACTATCCGCGACACTGAAACGGGCGTGGC